TCGTACCTGAGGAAGAACTTACCTGTGACTGTCAAGAATGAATCCGTACGAAAAACTAATCAATCGAAAAAGAAAATGGACTCCGGTCCAGACAACTGCCGGTACATGCAAGCAGGGCGCGGAGGAAGCAATCTACCGTGCACTTGCATTGCGGCACATGGAACTACCTGTGGGAGATTTTATTACTAATGCCCTCTCCTCTGACGTACCGAGTAATGCAAGGGAACTCTTACTGTCCAATGTCCAGGACGAAGAGAATCACGACGTCGCACTTGGTTACATCGCCAATGCTTACGGCGTTGATGAAAAAGCTGAGGCGGAAGCCCTTAGGCTTAAAGCCGCTTGGGAAGCACATCCAGATCACACGATCACCAAGGCACTTGTTGCCGAACGTGCGATCTTCTTCGTTCTTTTACCATTCTTTCGCTTTAATGGTGACGCTGGTATGAGAACCGTTTCGGCGGACATCAGCCGAGACGAGCAAATCCATGTGGCCGCGAACAGTCTTGTTCACACCGAGCTGGGCTACAACATCAGCCCCTCTTTGGACAAGCTTCGCAAGGCTACTATCAACTGGGTGATGCAACCCCTTGGTAGTCATGCCGATAAATATCTGGACAAAAAATTTTGGCTGGATTCTAGCGACCGGCTAATGTACGAGGGCAAAGCACCTCAATTAGCTGAGACAAAAGCAGCTCGGATGCCAGCGTTTTTCGAGCACTCGAATGTCAATCTCCCCCAATACGCTTAAGTTCCAGTACGAAAAACTGGAGATGATCAAGGCTCGGTTAGCAGAAACCTTTCCTAACGAGCCAATCAAACCATCTGATCTACCCGCAGACATTTACTACAAAGCTGGTCAAGCCAGCGTTGTTCTATTCATTAACCAATTACTAGAAGAAGACGATGTGCGTTGACATTGCAGGGATGCTTGGGTTCAAACCTCCCAAGCCGCCCGATCCTCCAAAGCTTCCACCAATTCAAAAGAAAAACCCTGAAGCTCCTAAGGCAGCACCTGCTCCTAAGCCTATTGAAGACAAAGAAAAGAAACCAAAGGTTGACTTTGCTAAGAAGATGTCTATCCAACGTGCCAAACGTGTTGGTGCATCCGACCTGAAGATCCCACTTCAACAGCAATCTTCTGGTGGATCTACTGGAGGTCTAAATGTCTAACGCGAAAGTACGGTACAACCAACTGTCTAGTGACAGGCATCAATTCCTGGACACAGCAGTTGAGTGTTCTGAACTGACGCTGCCTCACCTTATTACTGATGATCTTCAAGTTCGTCAGAACCACAAGAGGCTGATTACGCCATGGCAATCCGTCGGTGCAAAGTCAGTTGTCACACTTGCAGCCAAGCTCATGCTTGCTCTGCTCCCTCCCCAAACCACGTTCTTCAAACTGCAAGTTCGTGATGATAAGTTGGGAGAAGAACTTCCAATCGAAGTTAGAAGCGAACTCGACCTGTCCTTTTCTAAGATGGAGAGGATGGTCATGGACAAGATCGCTGCTTCTAGTGATCGTGTCGTAGTTCACCAGGCTCTTAAGCACTTGATCGTTGGCGGTAACGCCTTGATCTTTATGGGCAAAGATGGTCTGAAAAACTTCCCACTTAACCGCTACGTAGTCAGCCGTGATGGCAACGGTTACGTATGCGAGATCGTTACTAAAGAGTTAGTCAACCGTAAGCTCCTCGGTATTGACCCCATGCCTGACCCCAATGCGGTATCAGGTAAAGGCAATAACGATGGTGATGCTGAGGTCTATACCTACGTACGTCGTCAAGACAACGGCGGCTGGGTGTGGCACCAGGAGGTCGACGACATGATCATCGAAGGCTCTCGGAGTACTGCTCCTAAAGATGCTTCGCCTTGGCTGGTCCTTCGCTTCAACGCTGTTGATGGTGAAGACTATGGCCGAGGTCGTGTTGAAGAGTTCCTTGGTGACCTCCGTTCACTGGAGGCACTGAGCCAAGCTTTGATCGAAGGTAGTGCTGCTGCTGCAAAGGTGGTGTTCCTTGTGAACCCTGCCGCCAGCACCAAGCCAGCTACCATTGCCAAAGCAGGTAACGGTGCTATCGTACAGGGTCGCCCTGAAGACGTCAGCGTCGTTCAGGTAGGTAAGACCGCTGACTTCGCTACTGCGGCACAGATGGCACAGCAGATTGAGCGACGTCTTGGTGAAGCCTTCCTGTTGCTGAACATCCGTCAGTCAGAACGAACCACTGCAGAAGAGGTGCGCCTCACGCAGCTCGAACTAGAGCAACAGCTTGGAGGTTTGTTCAGCCTGCTGACTGTTGAGTTCCTCAAGCCTTACCTGGCTAGGACCTTAATGGTGATGCAGCGCAGCGGACAGCTTCCGAAGATCCCTAAGGACTACGTCCAGCCACAGATCGTGGCAGGTGTAAACGCACTTGGACGTGGTCAAGACCGAGAAAGCCTTACTGCTTTCATCGGCACCATTGCTCAGACCCTTGGACCTGAGGCGCTGATGAAGTTCATCGACGCCAGTGAAGCGATCAAGCGTCTGGCAGCGGCACAAGGTATCGACGTGTTGAACCTCGTCAAGACACCACAGCAGTTGCAGCAAGACATGCAGCAACAGCAAGCCATGTATTCCCAGAAGTCTTTGGTTGATCAGGCAGGTCAGATGGCCTCAGCTCCGCTGATGGATCCGACCAAGAACCCTGACGCTGCAGACCTGGCACAACAATTCACCCAACAACAACCTGTAGATGGCTGAAACCTACACTTATGACAACTCCCCTGATACAGAGGTCCTGACTGAAGAAGAGCAGGACTCTCTGGCAGTGGGTGAAGAACTTATGGAGCAGCAGGAAAACCTGCTAGCTGGTAAGTACAAGAATGCACAAGACCTTGAGAGTGCATACATCGAGCTTCAGAAGAAGCTTGGAGAAGGTAGCTCTGAAGAAGCAGAAGAAGTTTCTGAAGAGCCTGAGTCAGACAACGATGTAGATCCTGTTGTTGACATGCTGACTGCTGCGTCTGAAGAGTATGCACAGGAAGGTGCAATGTCACAGGAAACTTTTGACGCTCTTTCTGAAATGAGTAGCGAGGAGTTGTTGAATGCATACGTAGCTATGCAACAAAACGCAGCTCCTACACAACAAGCTGCTGATCTTTCTGACTCTGATGTCAGTGAGTTGAAAGCAGCAGTCGGTGGTGAAGAAGCCTATGACCAGATCACTGGCTGGGCTGCTGAGTCACTGTCTGATGCAGAGCTAGATGCATTTAACTCGACCATCGAGAACGGCAGCAAAGCACAGATCCAAATGATCATGGCTGGGCTGCAAGCTCGATACCAGGCAGAGAACGGATACGAAGGTCGTCAACTGCAAGGCAAGCCGCCTAGCAGCAGTGGCGATGCCTTCCGTAGTCAAGCTGAGGTTGTTGAAGCTATCAACGATCCTCGGTATGACCGTGACCCTGCCTATCGCAACGACGTATTGATGCGTCTCGAACGTTCTGACGTCTCATTCTAATGACTACTGTTATTGAAGACGGCGGTCGCACAAACCTATACGCAAAAGAACCACCTATGACTATCATGGAAGTGACTGAAACTCACAATGAAAAAGCTGAGAAGCTTAATGGTCGTCTCGCTATGCTGGGCGTCATTGCTGCTCTTGGTAGTTACGCAATCACTGGTCAAATCATTCCCGGTATTTGGTAATGCCTCAAGGTAAAGGAACCTACGGTTCACAAAAAGGTCGTCCGCCTAAAAAAGGTATGAAAGGTGGCAAGAAAAAATGTTAGCCTGAAGATTGGTAAGCATAAATCCCGCAAAGGTGGTCTCACTGCTGCGGGACGTGCCAAATATAACAGAGAAACTGGGTCCAACCTGAAGGCTCCACAGCCTGGTGGTGGTCCACGTAAGCGTTCTTTCTGCGCCCGCATGTCGGGTAACAAAGGACCAATGAAAGATTCAAAGGGTCGTCCTACTAGGAAGGCTCTTGCCCTACGACGCTGGAAGTGTTAATCATGCCTGCAAAACGTGGCTTGTATGCCAACATTCATGCTAAAAGAAAAAGGATCGCTGCTGGTAGTGGCGAGAAAATGAGAAAGCCTGGGTCTAAAGGAGCACCCACGGCTGCTAACTTCAAACGCTCCGCTAAAACTGCTAAGAAAAAGTAACTTACTAATTATGAAATCTATTATTGCTGCCGGTTTCCTCCTCGGCTGCGCCCATGGCGCTATTGCTGGTCCCTACGCAAACATTGAAGCCAACTCTGGTTTTGTCGGATCTGATTACGGTGGCTCTGTTACCGATGTTCACGTCGGTTACGAAGGTGAAGGTTGGTACGTGCAGGGTGGTCCTGCTCTGCTGGCACCTGACGGTGAAGATGGCGACGTCGAACTGTCTGGCAAGATCGGTGGTAGCTACCCCGTGAGTGAAGCACTTGCTGTGTACGGTGAGTTCTCCTTCCTGACTGGTGACGACGACAACAGCTACGGCACAAAGGTCGGCGCGAAGTATAACTTCTGATATTCAATACAGCCCTCCACTGGACGTGAGCCTTGGGAGGGCTTCATTAAAGTGCTCAAATACATACCTTTGGAAACAACAACCCTGCACTTTTAATGACCGCTGTACTTCAACAACAACAGAGGTCTACCTGGGATGAGTTTTGCTCCTGGGTAACCTCAACTAACAATCGACTTTATGTCGGCTGGTTTGGGATCCTGATGATCCCTTGCTTGCTGGCTGCAACCATCTGCTTCGTTACTGCTTTCGTCGCAGCACCCCCTGTAGACATCGATGGAATCAGAGAACCAGTTTCAGGATCCCTCATGTGGGGAAACAACATCATATCGGGAGCCGTCGTTCCGAGCAGCAATGCCATCGGACTACACTTCTACCCAATTTGGGAAG